CTAAATTTTTAGACGGTAGTTTCAGCAGTTCCGGAAACTCAAAATACAACGTAATAGTACGAAGAGAGGGCGAAGTTATTTATCAAGAAGACGACTTGACCGGATCTTCTAGTATTATTGGATTAAATTTACAACCCGGATCTCATACTATTGAAGTTGGAGGAGTAGCGGCTGCAACTTATACTGCTGAATTAAAAGTGACGGCATTATACTCAGGAAGAGACGCAATATTGACTTGGAAAGCTACCGGAAGCACTTTTTCATCAGAAAAGTTTTCAATAAAAGACAATTTACCTGATATGAAAATATTGGATTTTTTGACTGGAATATTTAAAATGTTTAATTTGACAGCTTTTATTGATGACGATGGAATTACTCAAATACGAACTTTAGACTCTTTTTATGCAGGCTCTACTTTAAAACCTGTTTCATATTATGATATTGGAAAACATATTGATACTACAAAAAGCGAAATAAATACAACGATACCTTTTAATCAAATAGAATTAAAATACGAAGGCACTAAAAACTTTTTTGCAGATGATCACGAAGAAAGGTTTGGAGTTCCTTGGGGAGGAATAAAATACAAAGATTCTAAATTTGACGGTAAAAAGTTTGAAATTAAAGTTCCGTTTGAGCATTTTAAATTTGAGAAACTTGTTAATCAATACGACTCAAGCTCTACAAGTATACAATGGGGATGGGCAGCTAATAAAGACGAAAAGCCAACAGTTGGAAAGCCTTTATTATTTTATCCGATTAAAGCAACTAATGTTACTACAGGATTTCAAACCCCCACTTCAATTAGTTTTATTGGAGCTTCAGGACACGAAGAGTTAACGACATATTATATTCCAAGCAATTCAATAAAATTAGACGCCTCTAAAACATTAAACTTTTCAGCAGAAATTAATGAATATAGTTTGAGACCTTTTAATGATACTTTATTTAATGATTATTATAAGACTTATATTCAAGACGTTTTCAAAGTAGAAAGACGATTAACAAAGTTAGACGCTTTTATTCCATTAGCAATTATTACAAAACTCCAATTATTTGACAGGTTAATTATATCAGACAAAGTATATAAAATAAATAAAATCACTACTAATTTTGAAAATCTTAAATCTCAATTAGAATTAATAAACGTATTTGACGAAAGAAAAGAAATAGCAAATTTATTAGAAGCTATATCAACAATAGATCTAGACGTAAAAACTACAGGAACAACCGCTGATAGTACTGTTGTTACTGCGGATGCGGGTATTCAATATGAAGAAGTTCTAGACAATCCAATAATAAAAATACCGTCAACGATTCCGGGCAATACTCCTGTTCCTATAAATAACGAGGAATGCGAAGTCACTTCGGCTATATTATCTCAACCCGTTCAAGAAACTCAATCTAATTCAGGTGTTATTTTTTCTCATAATATTACTCAGCTAGGAAAAATTTGTGAAGTCGGGAATCTTGAGAGTTACGGTTTCTTGTACGCTAATACAAATGCAGCTTTAATAGGAACTAATTTAGATACTCTTATTGCTTCGGGCGCAGTTACGAATGTAAAATACACGCCTTCTAGTCCAAAAAGTTCAACTAATGTAAAAAAATATTTATTTAAATTAAACGGTCTCTCGCAAGGAGATGTAAAATATTGGAGATTTTTTGCAAGAACAAATACAACAACTAATTTTAAAACTGCTGATGTTATTAGTGATATTTTTACTGCAACCGCTGAAGCGTCAATAGTTTATAGCCAAACCACCAACGTGCAGTCATATACAATACCTGCGTCAACAAAATGGGATGGAAACATTAGGACTATTAGAATAATGAATGCGGCTGGAGAGCTTAAAGATTACAAAGGAATATTATTCGGCGAATGGAATTTTTATTCCAAAATAGTTCCTTACATAGTAGAAGGAAACGCGGCTACATTTAATACTAGTGTTGGTTCAAGTTATCCGTTTTTTGGCTTAGACGGAGCTTTGGGAAGTTCTTCATATGTGTTTTACCACGCAACTGATGTTCAAATTGCTAAAAATGCAGCAAAATCTTATAACGTTGGAGATACTGGCGCAACTTATATACCGATAATGACTTATGAAAACAGATATGCAGAAGATGATAAAAATATTCATCCTTTAGGAAAAACTAATATTTCACTTTACGCGTCAACGCGTGATTCAAACGCTTTACTTGCGGATGGTTTTTATTCTAGTTTTGCTGGTAGTATTTTCGAAGTAGACGGATTGTATGTTCCTGACTTTACACCTTACGTAGGAATTAGAGTTGATTCTGCTAACTCAGGAATGGCGAGAGGCGTTAGCGTTCAAATAGTAAATGGATATATTACTAATAGAGTTACTTACAAAACTAAAAACGATTAAATAAAATAAAGATGATAGAAACAATAACTAATCTTTTAGCAATAGTTAAAAAACAGAAACTTAAAGGACGTTATATTGATATAGCTTTAGGCAAAAATAAATATCCTGAAACTTTAAAAGAAGCATATATACAATTTAAAAGACAAATACAAAAATAATGGCGACTACTGTATATTTAAAACTTGAGACTGAAACTAAAGGCGCTGTTAAAGAAGTAGAAAAGCTTAAAAAATCAGTTGAAGGAGTTGGAAAAGAATCTGAAAAAACTGCAGACAAATTAGAGGAACAAGTTAAAACGCAAAGTAAAAGCGTAAAACTTCTAAAAAAAGGCTTTGGCGGTCTTGCTACAGGAGCAAAAGGAGTTGGAAAAGCTATAGCGGGAATGGGCATTGGTTTAATTATTGCTGCATTCGGAGTTTTAGCAAAAGGACTTTCTACTAATAAAGACGTAATGGATGCGGTTTCTACGGTTATGGGAACTATTGGAGATATAGGAACTCAAGTTGCTGAGATGTTTGTTGATATGTTTAAAAAAGTTTCTGAAGCAACAGGTGGATTTGACGCTATGCAAAAAGTAATTGGAGGAGCGTTGACTATTTCATTAAATGTATTTGTTGGAATTATTCAAGGTACTGTTTTAGCGGTTCAAAAAGCTCAACTTGCTTTTGAGCAATCTTTTTTAGGCGGAAAAGATCCTGATAAAATAAAAACTTTACAAGCTAACATAGAAGAAACTAATCTTAAATTAGAAAAAACAGGAGAGAATATAAAAAACGGAGGTAAACAAATTGCTGATAATTTTACAGAATCCTTAAGTGAAGTGGGTCAGTTAGCTCAAGGCGTTGCCGATGTAACTACAAAAGCACTAGATGAAGTAGAAGTTAAAGCTGCTGTTGAGAGATCTAAAAGGTTGACTCAATTAACTAGAGACGCTAGAATTGCTATAGCGGAAAACGATAAACTACAATTTAAATTTCAAAAAGCTGCTGAAGATCAAAGACAGGTAAGAGATGATGTTTCCAAAAGTATCGAAGAGCGAATGGTTGCCAACGTAAAATTAGGAGAAATATTAGATGAGCAAGAAGTATTACAGAAGGAAAATGCACAAACTACTTTAAATTTAGCAAATGCAAAACTAGCTATTGATTCAAAAAATATAGACAATATTGAGGAAAAAATAAATGCTGAAAAAAACTATTTAGACGTATTAGAGAATGTTGATGGATTTAGATCTGAGCAAGATGTTAACAGAGTAGGATTAGAACTTGAACAAATAGATCTAATTAAATCTAAAAGCGAAGCCGAACAAATTGCTTTTATAAGTTTAAAAGAAAATAAAGCAAATGAAATAATAGACGAACAAATAAGGCTTGAAGCTTTGACTGGAATAGCAGAACAAGAAAAAGAGTTGGGACTTGCAAGATTACAAGAAAATATTGATCGATACAAAGAAGGAACTGCTGCAAGACAAGAGGCAGAAAATGAATATAATCAATTTGTAATTGACTCAGATTTAAAAATTAATGATTTAAAAGTTGAATCTGGAGAAGTAGAAAAAGCAACGGATGAAGAAGTGTTTGCCGCTAAAATGAATATGGCAAAAAAGGGGTTAGATTTAATCGGAATGGTTGCGGGAAGAGGAAGTAAAATAGGAAAAGCGGCGGCTGTAGCAGGCGCAACAATAGCAGCAGTAGAGGCGACCGTTAATGCTTTTAAAACAGCAGCAGGCTCTCCGGTCACTAAAATAATTCCAGCTTATCCGTTTATACAAGCAGGATTAGCGGCGGCATTTGGAGCAATGCAAGTTAAACAAATACTAAAAACTCAAACGCCTAATATTGGCGGAGGAAGTGGAGGAGGGGGAGGCGTGGCGGTAGCTCCAGCAGCACCACCTTCATTTAATGTAGTTGGGGCAGCTCCTGAGAATCAACTAGCTGAAGCAATAACAGGAAGAGAAGAAAAGCCGATTCAAGCGTTTGTAGTAGGAGCAGAAGTATCAACTCAACAAGCTTTAGATAGAAACATAATAGACAATGCAACTTTAGGATAAAAAAATATGAAAATAATTGAATTAATAATTGACGAAAATGATGATTTGAATGGCATAGAAGCCATATCAATTGTCGAAAACCCTGCAATTGAAGAAGATTTTATTGCTTTAAAAGATAAAAAACCGTTACAATTAACTGAGGTTGATAAGGAAAAAAAAATATTAATGGGAGCTTTATTAATACCTAACAAACCGATTTACAGAGCTAATGCTGATGAAGAGTATTATATATATTTTTCAAGAGAAACTGTCTTAAAAGCATCTCAAAAGTATCTTAAATCAGGTAATCAAAAGAATAGTACTCTTGAACATCAGATGAATTTACAAGGATTAACCCTCGTTGAAAGTTGGATCAAAGAAGATATGGTACACGATAAATCTGTAAAATATGGAATGGACGTTCCTTTGGGAACTTGGATGGGATCGGTTAAAGTAGATAATGACGAAGTTTGGAATACATACGTAAAAACAGGACTTGTTAAAGGTTTTAGTATTGAAGGATATTTCTGTGACAAGGCAGAAAGTCCTCAAGACAAGGGAATTAAAGACAAGTTTTCAGAGGAAGAAAAAGCCGGTAAAATCATAAAATCAATTACTAATATATTAACTGATAATGAGTAATAGACGGAATAATAACAAAAGTTCATCGCCAAGAGATAGTAAAAGAGGTTGTTTATGTGAAAACGGATCTTATTCTAGAGATTGTTGCGATGGAGAATATTTTTCTCAAGGAGTCGGAAGTGTTACAAAAACCTCAGTCACTAGATATTATAATATAACAAATTGTACTTCAGGAGAAATATTAAAAATACACACTAACGGAATTGAATTAACAATAAACAGTATTTATTATTTTTTATTTACTATTAATAATAATTCTGCTTGTTATACCGTTACGTCTACAAGAAATAATGGAAGTTTAGAAGTTTATAAAGTAACAAACTACAATAATTGTAACGCCTGTGTATCAGCTAATTAGATTAAAAAATGCAAAATCAATAATTAAATACGTAATACTTATATGAAAAATCCAATAGAAATGTTAAAAGATATTAAAAATTTGTTGGGTGTAGAATTAACAGGCGAAAAAATAGAAGCTACTAAAACAGTAGAACAAAATTCGCAAGTTATCTTAGCTCAATTAAAACTAGAAAATGGTACAATTTTGGAATCAGAAGATTTTAAAGTTGGTAAAGAAGTTTTTATTCTTACTGACGATCAACAAGTTGCTTTGCCGATTGGAGAGTATGAACTTGAAGACGGTAGGACTCTAAGCATAACAGAAGAAGGCGTTATAAATTCTATAGAAGTTAAAGCGGAGGAAGCCGAAGTTGAACAAGAACAAGAAGAAAAAATGGAAGAAGGATTGTATCCTAGCAGACAAGAATTTGACGAGTTAAGATCTACGGTTGAAACTATGAAACAATTAATGGAAAGTCAAGAAACTGAAGAAGTTCAAAATGAAGAAGCTGAATTGAAAGAAGAATTATCAAAACCAGCGTCTGCTCCTATTAAACATAATCCTGAATCAAAATCAGAAACAAGAAAAGTATTACATTCTCAAAAAAGAGGGTTGACCACTTTAGATATAGTAATGAATAAAATTTTAAATAAATAAAAAATGGCAACAACAATTTCAAATGACGTATTAAGAGCGAGATCAAAACAAGAGACTTTGACAACAACTCAAGATATTAATGCAAACGATTCTGGAAAAGAATTTAACATTGCAACTGACGCTAAGGTTATGACTTTACCTGCTATCACTGCGGAAACTATCGGAATGGAATTTACATTCAGAAACACAGGAGCGGACGGCAATAACATTATCACTTTAAGTCCTGCGGCAACTGATGCAGTTCACGGAACGATAGCAGCAGTATCTTCGGGTGGTGTAGACAATAAGGATTGGATCAATACTAAAGCGTCTGCAAATAAAGGTGACTTTTGCGTCCTAAAAGCGGTTTCGCTAACTGACTGGTACATTACTGGTGGAGATGGCGTTTGGGCGAGTGAAGCGTAATAATTAATAAATAAAAAATAAAATAAAATGGCAACAACTAATTCAATAACAACTACTTATAGTGGCGAATTTGCAGGTGAATATATCTCTGCGGCACTTTTGAGTGGTTCAACTTTAGACAACGGAGGAATTACAGTAAAACCGAATGTAAAATTTAAAGAAGTAATTAAAAAGATTTCAACGGATGCGCTTGTGAAAGACGCAAGTTGTGATTTCGATCCAACATCCACTGTCACGTTAAGTGAACGGATCATTCAACCATCTGAACTACAAGTTAATCTACAACTTTGTAAAAAAGATTTTCATTCAGATTGGGAAGCGGCAGCTCAAGGATATTCAGCTTTTGATAATTTACCTCCAAAATTTAGTGATTTCTTATTATCTCACGTAGCGGCTAAGGTTGCTCAAAAAACAGAACAAACAATTTGGTCAGGAGCAGCAGCGAATGCGGGAGAGTTTGGCGGATTTGATGAGTTAATGTTAGCGGATGCAGACGTAATAGATGTTGCAACTGTAGGTGGTGGAGTGAATAGCGGAAATGTAATTGCTCAATTAGGAGCTATTGTTGATGCGATTCCAAGCACATTGTATACTTCAGATGATATGTTTATTTACTGTTCTCAAAATATGGCGAGAGCTTATGTAAGAGCATTAGGAGGATTTGCTTCTAATCTTGGAGCTGCTGGAACAGACGATAAAGGAACTCAATGGTACAATGGCGGCGGTCTTTCTTTTGACGGAATCAAACTTTTTGTAGCGAATGGACTTGCTGACAACCACGCAGTTGCGGCAGAGAAAAGCAATCTTTTCTTTGGCACAGGACTTCTTGCAGATTCAAATTCTGTGAAAGTGATTGATATGAGTGACATTGATGGATCTCAAAACGTAAGAGTTGTAATGAGATATACTGCTGGCGTGCAATACGGAATAGGATCGGACATCGTTCTTTATTCTTAAAATTAACCAAGAAATAAGGTAGGTAAGCCAAATTTGCGCCTGCTTACCTTTTTTTTTAAAAAATAAATAAATATGGCTTGCGATTTAACATTGGGACGAAAAGAACCTTGCAAAGACTCGGTTGGAGGAATTAAAAATTGTTATTTTGTTGACTTTGGAGACTTAGGAACAGTAACTCTAACGAATGATGAAATAACAAATATAACTGGATTAAATCAAGATGGTAATTTAACAGCATTTAAATATGAGTTAAAGGGAAATAGTAATTTTGAACAAACTATTACTTCATCGAGAGAAACAGGAACAACTTTTGTTGAACAAACTTTAACTCTAACTTTGAAAAAACTTAGTAAAGAAGACAACAAGGAATTAAAATTATTGGCGTATGGACGACCGCACGTAGCAATAGAGGATTACAACGGTAATGTGTTTATGATGGGATTAGAACACGGCGCAGAAGTGACAGGCGGTACAATAGCCACAGGAGCTGCAATGGGCGATATGAGCGGTTACACTCTTACAATGTCCGCTTCAGAAATTGCACCTGCAAACTTTATGGATTCAGATACTGTTGATGTTGATTTTCCGTTTAGTGTAGCAGATTATGCAGGATTAGATGGAACGGTAACAATTACTTTAGGTACAAACAGTTAATATACTTTTTAATAATTGAAATCAGGGTAGCAGAAATGTTACCCTTTTTTTTTTACAATATTAATGATTATATTCGTTATATAGATATGAAAGTATTAACAACGTCAGGATCGGCACAAGTTATAAAAATAATTCCTAGAGAATATGTAACAACAGCAACTCTTTTAATTACTGACGATCAAACGAATACGACAACAACTTACGCTAATATAAATCCGAGCGTGAGCGTTAATCATTTACAAATTAGTCAAGTTTTTAATCCAGTATTAAAAGAGGGACATTTTTATAATATGGTTTTAAAAGACTCTAATAATAAAATTATATACAAAGACAAAATATTTTGTACTATTCAAGGAGTTAATCAAACGCTAGAGCAAGATTATACAATTAATAAAGATGTCTATAAATCGGACACAAGTTATGATAACGACTTTATAATATTATGAAAAAATTTGGAGTAGTAAATTTAAGCAATTACAGCACGCCGAAAGTTAAAGAAATAAGAAACAAGCTTTGGATTTCTTACGGAGAGGATAATAATTATTATCAATATTTAATTGACAGATATAACGGAAGTCCAACAAATAACGCTATTATAAACGGTTTAAGTGAACAAATCTACGGTAAAGGATTGAACGCTTCTAATTCTAATAGAAAGCCTGAGGAATACGCTCAAATGATTTCTTTGTTTAAAAAAGATACTGTTAGAAAATTCTGTTATGATCTTAAATTAATGGGACAATGCGCAATACAAATTATCTATTCTAAAGACAGAAATAAAATAGCGCAAATTGAACATTTACCGATTGAAACAATTAGAGCGGAAAAAGTAAATGAAGATAGTGGAGAGATAGAGGCGTATTATTATCACTCAGACTGGAGTAAATTAAAGCCGAATGAAAAACCAAAAAGAATACCTGCTTTTGGAACTTCTAAAGAATCAATTGAAATTCTTTGCGTTAAACCTTACAGAGCCGGTTTTTATTATTACTCTCCAGTTGATTATCAAGGTGGATTACAATACTCAGAATTGGAAGAAGAAATTGCCAACTATCATCTCAATAATATAAAGAACGGGTTAGCGCCGTCAATGTTAATTAATTTTAACAATGGAATTCCAAACGATGAAGAAAGGGAATTGATAGAGAAAAGAATATATGACAAATTTAGCGGAACTTCAGCAGCGGGAAAGTTTATTTTATCTTTTAACGATAACACAGACACGAGCGCAAGCATAGATCCTGTTCAATTATCAGACGCTCATAATCAATATGAATTTTTAAGTAATGAATCTAGTAAAAAGATTCTTGTTAGTCACAGAATTGTATCTCCAATGTTATTCGGTATCAAAGATAAATCAGGACTTGGAAACAATGCAGAAGAATTAAAAACCGCTTCTATATTAAATGATAATGTAGTGGTTAAACCTTTTCAAGAAATGTTAATTGATAGCTTCAGTAAAATATTAGCGTTTAACAGTATTAGTTTAAATTTATATTTTGAGACTTTACAGCCTTTAGAATTTACTCAAAAAGGTATTGAAGATATAATAGACGAAGATGTAAAAGAAGAAGAGACTGGAGTTAAAAAAAAGACTTTAAAAAGCGAAAAAATAGACAATAATTTTGATTCTAAACAACAGGATTTATGGCTTACGCACTTAAACGATTTGGGAGAAATAGAGTCTTTAGACGAATGGGAGTTGATGGACGTAGAGGATGCCGGAGAAGAGCCTGAAGATTTCAATGCAGAATCGTATTTAAATAAATTAAATTTATCAGCAACCCAAGATAGTAAACTTGATAATGAAAGGTGGAAAGTTCGATACAAATATGTAAAAGGAGCTAATGCGGTAAAAGATAAAGAAGGAAAACAAACCGCAAGAGTACCGAAAGGAGCGAGCAGAGAATTTTGTTCCGGATTAATAAGAGCAAGCAAAGTCTATAGAAAAGAGGATATTGATATAATGAGTTTTAAAGGCGCTAATAAAAGCTTTGGTCACAACGGTAGAGCTTACTCAATATTTCGCTTTAAAGGCGGTGTAAATTGCTTCCACAGGTGGGAAAGACGAATATACAAAAAGAAATTAAAAGCGGACGGATCAATATGGGGCGGTAATGCTTTAGCAGGTACAAATTTTGTAAATGTTAATCAAGCTATAAAACAGGGTTGGAAAAAAACAAGTCAACCAAAAGACGTAGCAATTGCACCAATAGATATGCCGAATAATGGAGCATATCCAAGTTAATAATAATTATGGCAACAGCACTTTTTATATCGAGAACGGATTTAGTTAAAAATACTATAATTGACGGCAACGTTGACACAGATCATTTTATACAATTTATAAAACTAGCGCAAAAAATACATATCAGAAACTACCTTGGAAGCAAATTATATGATAAGATTTCTATTGATATAATTGGAGCAAACGGAGCTGCTTTGACAGGAGCTTATTTAACATTAGTAAATGACTACGTTCAAGATATGCTAATTCATTATGCTATGGTTGATTATCTTCCTTTCGCTGCATACAAAATAAAATCAGGTGGCGTTTTTAAGCATCAAAGTGAAAATTCAGTAAGTGTTTCAAAATCAGAAATAGATTATTTAGTAAATAAAGAAAGAGAATTTGCAGAATATTACACAAGACGAATGATTGAATACGTTACTTATAATATAAGCAGCTTTCCAGAATATACAAGTAACAATAATGAAGATGTATATCCGGACAAAGATAGTCTTTTTAACGGGTGGGTGCTTTAATGAAAAAAAGATATAAGCCGAAATGGGCAAACATAAAAAAGTTAAAATTATTTTTAGCAAAACAAAAATCTAAAAATGGCAAATAATATAAATTGGGGAAAGGTTTATTGTGAAATGAAAGACAATTTTGCTTGGGGACCAAGCGCCTTAAATACTACTCAATATTCAATACCTGATGAAGCTGCTCCTGCGTGTTGGGGTTTTCCTTTATTAGCTGATACAACTTTATACACAGCAGATACAATAATATACACGGCAGATGCTACAATAACATAAATATAAATAATAAACAATGGCACAACAAGATATAAATGTCGGCACGAACGCCAATGACGGAACAGGTGACGCCCTGAGATCAGCGTTCCAAAAATGTCAAAATAACTTTGACGATCTTTACGGAGATGAACTTAATGGAGAAGTGAATAGCATTACAGCAACAGCGCCTCTTTCAACAACTTCAGCAGTAGGAACGCCGACTCTTTCTCTATTAGATGCAGGAGTAACTTTTGCTAAAATGCAGGATGTTGCCGCTAACAGCCTTTTAATTAGAAATGCTAATAGTAGTGGAGTATTAAGTGAACTAGCCTTAGCGACCACTCAAATAATGATAGGCGATGGAACCGGAATGATTGGAGCTGCTTTAAGTGGTGATGTTACAATGACAAATGCAGGAGTTGTAAGTATTGGATCGGATAAAGTTACTTACGATAAAATGCAAGATACTGCTACAGCTAATAGACTTCTTGGAGCTGTTACAGCAGGTACGATTGGAGAGGTTCAAGTTGTCGCTGCAATGATGGGAGCTAATTCAGTTGATTCAGATTCTTATGTTGACGGATCCATTGATACAATTCACATTGCAGACAGTCAAGTTACAGTTGGTAAAATGGCTGCGGACTCAGTTGATTCAGATCAATATGTAAATGGTTCTATTGACACTGTACACGTTGCAGATGATAATATTACCTTTGCTAAATTAGAGCCAAGATATACAGCCAAAATTGATATAACTACTTACACAGGAGCAGTTTCTATTGATTGGGCAACAGGCACTACTTTTTGTATGGGTTCAGCCATAACAGGAAACATTGAATTTGATTTTACTAACTATAAACAAGGGCAGGTTATTACTTTATATTATTTAACCGGTGCTTATACAATCACATTTGATAGTGACGCAGGAACTAGCGAAACATTTAATAAAGTAGGTGGAGTTGATTATGTCGGAGGCTCATCAAATACTATAATTGTAGAATGTGTAAAAGACGGTGCAGATGCAGTATTTAACTATTCTTGTGCTGCTTACGTTTCAGATGCAACACCAAGTTAATAAATAAAATAATAATAAAATGGCAAAAGCAAAAAATATAAACGGATCAATTAAGGAATTTTCTTCACTTCCTAATACTTATGGAAATATAATTTCAGGGTTCGGAAGTTTATCAGATGAAGACTTAGCAAAATGGGGTTTTTATGATATTGAAGTAGATTCAGAATATAATTCTAAAATACATATTCAAGGTGATATTAGTTTTGATTCTAGTAAGAAAAAATTTGTTAAAGGCAAATCTAATAAAACGTGGAGTGATTCGGTTGCACAAATGAAAACTCAAAAAATTATAAAATTAAAAAAACTCGCTATGAGTAATTTAGCAGAAACTGATTGGTATGTAATTAGAAAATCAGAATTAGGAACATCAATTCCAAGTAGCGTAACAACTGCAAGAGCAGCAATTCGCTCTACTGTTGAAACTAAAACAGATGAAATAAATGCTTTAAGCACAAAAGTTTCATTAATTTTATATGATAATTCAATTTAAAAAATGAACGATAAAAAAAAAAGAATGATGGGTGGAGCTGCACCTATTCCCGATTTACCTTCAAGTTTTAATGTTCATTATGATTTTTCGAATTCAAGTTGTTATAGTGGATCAGGTACTACAATTAATAATTTAGTTGGTGGATCAAACGGTTCAACAAATAACGGAGCAACATTTTCTAGTTCTGATAATAATGGAGCTTTTCAATTTGATGGTACAAATGATTTTTTACAGACATCTTTTCGTTTTTATGGAGGTATTTTTGGCAATTCAAATTATACTTTATCTTTTTGGATAAAAACAGGATCTTCAGTAAGTGGCACACACCCTTTAATATCTGCAAATCATAGTCAACCTTCAGGAATGGGAGGTGCTTGGGTTACAGGCGGTAAGTTTTATGGTTGGCGGATGACAAGCGGTGCAACAGTTTCAAAAGCTTTATCGTCAGCTAGTTCAATAGCAGCGAACACAATTTACAATTTAACATATAAGTCAAATGGCAATTATATGCACGTTTTTATTAATGGTGTAGAAGATTCAGCAACTACAGAAGTGGCAACTAGTCAACTTTGGGAAGATGAAACATTACTGTCAACAATAGGGACTACGGTGGATATATATAACAGAACCGTAGGTTGGTTTAACGGGAGTATGTATGCGTTTATTTCGTGGGATAGCGTGTTGTCAGATGCTCAGATTTTAGATATTTATAACAACGGTAAAGGGAATTATAGTTGATTGTAATGGACGAATTAAAGTTATATAGTATTAATGGTTGGGCGTTATTAGTTAGTGCTTTAGATATTATTCCAATGCTTCAAGCGGTGTCATTATTATTAGCTTGCATATATACTATAATTCAAATTAAAAACAAGATATGAAACAAAAAGAAATTTTACACTACGGAGGAGCGGCTATGATTTTTCTAATGATAGTTTTTTTGCTTTTATATTTAGCCAATAACGAAATACCGTCTTCAAACAAAGATATTTTTGTGTCCATCACGGGAATGATCGTGGGAAGTCTAAGCGTGGTAATCTATTCCATTATTGGACGTAATCCTGATGAAGTTGCCTTATTACAAAATCAAAACGAAAGCCTGAAGATGAAAGTTAACGAATTAGTTAAACAGAAAGACGCGTATGAGGCTCAAATAATTACTTTACAAGAAAACATTATTGATAAATTATCTTTAGCAGGTGCAACGGCATTTGATACTATTTTTAAATTAAAATCTAATCCTTGTCATTGTGGTAAAGAAAATTGTACTTGTCCTAATAGTTAGCTTGCTTTTAAGTTGTAAAGGTTTAAAAATCGTTACATATCAAAAGCCAATGACTAATCTTGAATTAGCAAGATATATTAGACTGATTGAAAATAGAAGATTAATGAGTTTGGAAAATTATTTTTATAGATATGGATTTTTACCAAATTACAACAGATATTACATACCAAATAATAACTTTAATTATTATAATTTCAACAATTATAGCACGGGTGTTAGAAGTTCTAATGTACGTACAAATCCACCACGATCTATTCCACAAACAGGAACGACAGGAAACACCACAAACGTTCAAGCACCTATTCCAAAAGTTAATATAAAAACAAAACAATGAAACATTTTAATTTAAGAGAATTTGACAGTCCGGATAGTCCTAACAGCGGAATAAATATGAACCCAAAGCTTTTAGAAATGTTAGATGATTCAAGAGATATTGCTGGTATTCCTTTTAAAATAAACTCAGGCTATAGAACAGAGGAACATAATAAAAAAGTTGGAGGCAAAAAAAACTCTGCTCACTTGAGCGGTTTTGCAGCTGATATTTCTGTAACAAGTTCCCTAGACAGATTTACAATATTAGATTCTTTAATTGAAGCGGGGTTTAATCGTATAGGAATAGGCAATACTTTTATTCACGTAGATTGCGATCCTGATAAATCTCAATATGTTATTTGGACATACTAATGAAAAAGAAGTTTCAAGATACTGTTGTTGGTAAATTCTTACTAGATAAAATTCCAAATGTTGTCAGTTCTTTAGCAGGGAATAATCCGGTTGCTTCAGTAATACAAACGCTCATTAACGGATCTGAGATGTCTGATACTGATAAACAAATTGCTTTACAAAAATTAGACTTAGAAAGAGCTGAAATGGATAACGTGTCTCAAAGGTGGGTTGCTGACTCTAAAAGCAGTTGGTTAAGCCAAAACGTAAGACCATTAACTTTAGTTGTTTTAACGACCTCTTTTATTGGCGGGTGGGTATACGGACTAAAAGAATTAGATATTGTTGTAGAGTTGCTTAAAATTGTTTTTATAGCATACTTTGGTGGAAGAAGTAGCGAGAAAGTTTTTGGAAATAAGATGCATAAATAATGGCTAGAGTTTTAAATATTGTATCTTACATATCAAGCAAAAAAAAAAGAAAAGGAATACACGCTAAAAGTAAAACTTCGGCACTAAAAAGAAGTAAATTATATAATAAAAAATATAAAGGACAAGGAAGATAGTACTATTATAGATAATACTTAAAGTATAAACAAATATAGTATTATAGTACTATTATAGTTTAATATAAAATTTATTTTAAGATATCAAAACTTATGCCTAAAAAAGCAAAAAGAAAAACATTAGTAAAAAGTCTTGATACTGTTTTTTCTGAGTATATAAGATTAAAAAACGCCAATAAACAAGGATTTTGTACTTGTGTAACTTGCGGCAAAACCGGATACTGGGAGAAAGACGGAATACACGCAGGACATTTTATGAGTAGAAAACATTTTTCTTTAAGATGGGATGAAAGAAACGTTTTTCCTCAATGTCATTATTGTAACACTTATAAATACGGAGAACAATATAAATATTCTTTGTTTTTAGGCTCAGACATAAGTGAAACGCTTTTACAAGAAAGTCATACTATTAAAAAATACACAGACATAGAAATTAAGGAATTAATATTACAATATAAAAAAATTGTGAGTTCTTTGGAAATAGAGTATCTTTAATTAGTTTTTTTAGATTTGTTTAGTTGAAAAGGATAGCTATTTATTTAGTTATCCTTTTTTTTTATCAAATATTTTTTATAACTTGTATTAAATTTAAATTAATAATTATGGCAATACTTGATTATTTATCTTCTAAAGACTTAGAAAAATTAGTAATAGACGAAAAATTATTAAAGTTTACGAGGATAAAAATGCAAGAAGAACTAGACGACCGAATTAAAAACGGATCGTTTGGAAAAACAACTAATTCAATAAATAAATAAATTAATAAAATGACAGGAACAGAAGACATCATCAGATTAAAAGATGCGGAGATTTGGTCTCTCCGATCAGAAGTAAATAAACTAACGATTCAAAACGCTAGAATGGAAGTTCAATTAAATTTTCATATAAAACAAAACGAAACAAAACTTAAAGAAACTCAAAGATGAATAAAACTGGAAAAATAGTAGCAATAGCTCCGAACGGAACAGCCGAAATAAAAGGTCAACAATTTAATAGAAATTTAATTACCTTAGCTAACGGAGAACAATGGAAATTTTTATCTAAAGGAGACTTTAAAAAAGAAGTTGGAGACGAAATAGAATATACTATTAAAAACGCTGAATACAAAAACGCTTCTTTAGTAGTAGAAAATAATTATAACGCTCCAATAAATACTCCTCAAAATAAATCAATATCAATGAGAGCAACTACAAACGACAGTATTATATTACAAGTTTGCTATAAAGAAAATATGCAAGCTTTCGGAAAAGATAACAGAAGTGACGTTATCAAGAATACTCAAGAAGATTTTTTATCACTAAAACAAATTTTAAACAATATATAATTATGGAAAGTAAATTAATAAATGGAATGTATTTCAGTAAGGGAAACCAAGAATGGAAAAAAATGAGAATAGGATTAAAAGTAAAAGATTTTGCTAATGAATTAGTAAGATTAAAAGACCACGTTTCTGAAGCTGGTTTTATAAATATAGACGTATGCGTCAGCAAAGACGGACAAAAATTATACGCTATACTAGACGACTTTAAACCTTTAGAAAAAACTCAAGTAAGTGCTTCTCAACAAAGTCCTGACCGAGACAGTTTACCTTTTTAAATAATTAAAGGAGATTAGGTTTTGCGATTTATTTTGACTCTCCTTTTTTAAAAGAGTTTTCTCACAGCTTTTTTTATAGGGCAATTCTATTGAGTTAGTTTTGCCTTATTTTTTTTCCTATTTTTAACAAACTAAACTAAACTAAATGATTATAAATTTTGACGACCATCTTGATAAAATAAAACAAGTAAGAGCTGGAACTTTAAAAGAAGGCTTGAAACTTGATATTCCTGAAATAGATGAGCATTTCAGATTTAAATTAAATAATTTTGACGTAATACTCGGACACGCTAACACAGGAAAAACAACAATAGTTTTGTATATGATGTTAATGTATTCTGTTAAACATAATTTGCGCTGGTTAGTCTTCAGCGCTGAAAATGAACCTTATACATTAATAAAAAAACTGATAGAATTTTTAGAAGGAAAAGTTATAAATAAAATAGACGAAAAGAGTTTTAAAAAAAGAAGTGATTGGATTAATTTACATTTTAAATTTATAGATCCAAATGAATTATATAGTTTTAAAAATATATTAGATCTAGCAACAGCAATAAAAAAAGCTTGGGAATATCAAGGATTAATGATTGACCCTTATAATTCAATGATAAAAGATAAAGAATTTAGCAAAGGCTTAAACGGTCACGAGTACGATTATTTGGCTACTTCACAAATGAGAATTTTTTGTAAAAAAAACAATATTACTATTTGGTTAAATACTCACGCCAGTACTGACGCTTTAAGAAAAAAACACGGAGAAAGACACGAATATTTTGGTCATCCTATTCCTCCGATGGCGAGCGATGTTGAGGGTGGGGGAAAATTCGTCAACCGATGTGATAATTTTGTGGTGGTTCATCGATATTTTCAACATCCAACTGAATGGATGTATAGTTTGATACACGTGCGTAAAATTAAAGATGTTGATACTGGGGGTCGACCAACACCGATAGACTCCCCTATACGCCTAAAAAGCGTAATTAACAACGTTGGATTTGAAATAAGTGGAAAAAATTTGTTAGATTTACCTAAGATAGTACAAACCGATTTACCTTTTTAGTGGAATTTAATGTAAATAAATACGGATTTAATATTCAATTTATACCTGTTTACGGTTTTGGATTAGGTTTTTTATATTACAATCCAAACTTAGAACCAAGCCTTCCAAAAGTATTACCTGAAGATTTCTATGAGCAAATAACTATTCTAATATTTATTGCAGGCTTTCATATAACTTGGTGGAGGTTATGAAAACAACATTACAATTAATAGCAGAAAAGCACGAATATTGGATCAGAATAGTACAAAGTTTCGGTTGCAATTCAGACACTTCAGAAGATCTTGTTCAGGAAATGTATCTCAAAATGAACTCTATTCTATTAAAAGGAAAAGATATAATGTACAACGAAACCGAAATAAATCATTTTTACATCTTTAGAACTCTCAGAACTATGTTTTTAGATTTAATCAGAAAAGAAAGCAAAGTTGTTTTAGTCGAATTTAACAAACATTCCTACGATTTTATGTCTTCGGAAACGGTAAATTTTACAGAAGTTTATAATACTTTTTTACATAATTTAGACGAATTGCATTGGTACGATAGAAAGGTGTTTGAGTATATTGAAGCTGGCGAAACAATAACGGGTTTAAGCGACAAAACTAAAATCTCATATTATTCACTTTCTAATACGTACAAAAAAGTTAAAAAAAACTTAATAAAAAAAATATGAAATTTGGAAATATATTAGAGAAAATATTTATAGTAACTGGAATAAAATGGCTACATAAGAAAATTGTATTTGATTGGTTAAAATATGAAAGTTGCGGGTGTGACGATAGAAAAGAATATTTAAACAATTTAACGATAAACAGAAATGGTAACAAAAAAAATGCTTAAAAAGGATTATGCTTTATGGACTACTTTTAAAAGTTCTACAAGCTCAAAATTAACAGCAGAAGAAACTTTCCTGATCTCTAGGCTTCACGCTAAATATATGAATCATTCTTATCACGTTCCCTGCGGTTGCAGTCCTAAAACTTGGAACACTTGGATCTCGCATTTAAATGATATATATTCTAACGGAAGTTTATGAGTGAAATTAAATCAATACACAAACTAGAAAAATTAGTCATTAGTTTTTTAAACTTTGACGGTTGGGACTTAGAATGGAGTGGAAACGGTTTTGAGCATTATGATGCCGTTGGAACTACTCCAAAAGGAACTGACTGTGTTATTGAAATGAAATTTAGAAATAAATACTATGAAGATAAATTACTGGAAAAATATAAATATGACGAATTAATGAGAATGCCTACAGATATTGTTAAATTATATTTTATAAACGATCCAAAAGGAAACTATTTATATTACTTGAATAAAATGGATATGCCCGAGATTAAGGATATGTGGTGTCCTGATACTACTTTTTGGACAAAAAAGAAAGTTTTAAAACCTTGTTATATGTTACCTGAGATAGAAGCGTCAATAATAAATTACAACGAGCTATAATTTATCAAATATTTTTCATAACTTTATACTAATGAAAAGTAGTATAATTAAAAAGATTGAAAACTTAGAAGATTTAAGACTCACTTCCAACCTTTTAATTCTGCAAGAACACTTTAAAAAATGGTTAGATCAAAAACCTCACAACAAAGAACTTGAAGCTGCTAGCGCCTCGCTCATTCAAGTATCTCTTTTATGCAATAGTTTAATTACTGATAAACAACATTTATATATGATTGCCGAAGAATACAGAATGGACAAAATAAGAGCGGTAATGAGAGCAAGAGAAGCGGAAGAAGAGTTAGACAAATCATTTAAATAAAACTATGAAAAAAACAATAGAAGAAAAATTAAGAGATGAATTACTAAGAATAACAAAATTCAATTATTTATTAATTCATAATAAAGTTCAACAACGAGAAGCCAGAATGACTGAAAAAATTTGGGATAAATTTGAAGAATATGAAAAAGAAAAGAAAGAAAAGGAAAATGAAGCGAACGGATTGGGAAATTAAACCTCATAATAAGGTTATTAATAGAATTTATAGACTTTCTCCTAAAGGATTATACAGAAGAACAATTTAAAACAACTAAACTATGAAAACAAACGAAAAAGTATTTCACGAAAATTATTACAAACAATTAAATAAAAAAACAAAAGCTGAACTGATAACAAAGTTAGAAGAAAAGCATTTGGAATATAGAAAACTAGGATGGGAACTAGAAACCAGCGGTCACTATGAAATTAAAATTTGGAAAAATAAAAAACAAGTTCAAAATTTAGAATTTACGTGGGAAGATAATCCGCACGGAGCAAACTTTAAAGAGGTTAAAGATCTAGAACACGGTTTAATGACTGCTTATCAAGATTATGAAAGCATCGTGGAGAGTCAAATTATAATAAATAACGATTGGGATGAAAGAAGATAATATAGAAAAGTTTTTAGACATTTTATATAATGAGTTTCTCGGCTTTGTTATAACTAACGAAAAAGACATAAACAAATTTTATAAAAAAGAATATAAAAACAAACCAAAAAGCCATTATTTAGGATTTTGTTATACACTATGGAAAACCGAATACTTAAAAGAAATAGAAAAAAATGAGAAATCTAAAAATGAGAAATCGTAATCCCTTATACAGAAAAATCTTTCCAAATTCATATAAGATTAAAAAAAAATACATTAAGAAATTAGGATTAGTTTCTTATGATGTACAAATATTAGACGATGAAATTGACCCTTTTGATGTACACATATCGGAAGATGGAATAGAAATAAATACAGATAATTATAATAATATAATTTTAACACCTGAGCATCTTGAATATTTATATGATTTAAATAAAAAATTAAAAAATGAAAGAAAAAATCAACACATTATGAACGCAAACACAGAATCAGAAAAAATGCAAGAAGAGTTAGAGCCAATTATAGCGGGAGTAGATTTTTCAAACTCTCTTGACCTTTTAAACAAATTAAAACCAATTAAAAAAAAATGACTGAAACAATTAAACTACTAGACGGTTCTGTATGGGATAAAAAAGAATTAATTAAAAATATGGATAATGATGATTTCTATTACAACGAGTGTGGAAAAAAAATGTTATCAAGTAGTATTTGTAAAACTCTTCTCGACTCTTATAAAAGATACTATCTTGTAAATAAATACGGGCAAAAAGAATCGCAACCCTTAAGAGACGGTTGGCTATTCCATACAGCTATATTAGAGCCTAACTTATTTGGGGAGCAATTAGTTGTAGACGTTCAAAGCAAAAACACTAAAATGTATAAAGAAGCTCTTGAAGCCGCTGAGGAAGAAAAAAAAGGTACAAAGGTTTTTACATTAAAAGAAATAAAAAATGCAGAAAAATTAGCGGATGCATTTCTAAAAAATAGCAAATTAGTTCAATATCTAAACAAAGCACAATTTGAAGTACCGATAGCGGGAGAAGTAATGGGAATGCCGTTTAGAGGAAAAGCTGACATTATTTCTAAAGAAGGATGGATTATTGATTTAAAAACGACAACTTCAATTTCAAAATTTAGATATAGCGCTGACACTTATTGTTATGATTTACAATGTTATATTTATTGTCATTTATTCGGAGTTAGTTACAAAGATTTTAAATTTATTGCTATTGATAAAGATAGTACGGTGGCTGAATTTTTTAATGTTTCAGAAAGTTTTTATTTAAAAGGACAGGACAAATGCGCCAAAGCAATAAAAGAATATAAACAATGGCACGGGAAAGACTTGGATGAATATTTGAAATTTAGTATCTTATGAATGATTATATTAGCGTTAGGATAAAAGACAAAATTCACAGCAGAATAAGCTCACACGGTAATAAATTAAAAAGTCTTTTAAAAACTAGACACGAATCATTTACTAAACAAGATCAAGAAATAAATTATAAATTAATTAGTTTTACTATCCGAAATTTAAAAGTTTGGAAAGAAATTCAAAATAGAAATCAGTATTATGAGAATAAGATACAGCAACTCAAATAACAATATATATTCAGCACAGCAAATAGCAAGAACATTAAAAATTATAAGCGGAATAGATGTTTTTGAAAATACAAGAAAAAAGGAAGTAATAGAACTCAGATCTCTAGTAGTTTATATTTTAAGGTCAGTAGAAAATATGACTTATAATAATATAAAACAATTCTTTATAATTAACGGAAAAGATTATGATCACGCAACTGCTTTACACGCATTTAATAATTATGAAATGTATTGTAAGTATAATAAAAACTTGGAATTTTATTTTACAAAACTTGTAAGTGAATCACAATCTGAAAAAGCAAGAAAATTAATTGCAAAATCATTGATAGATAACTCAGGAGTTGAAGTAGCTGAAACTTTAACTTATATGATTAAAGAATGAAACAATTAACGTTTTGGGAGGAAGATAAATTGTCTGAATTTCGCCCAATAAAATATTGGAGCGTCCGTAGTCAAAACAAAAATCTAGTCCCAAATGTTCCGGTAGTTTTTTTAAATTATCTTATAAATAGAAGAGGGCAAATATATAGTAAACTCTCAGATAAAATATTGACTCAAACAAAACGAGATTATGACCCGTACATATACGCTTACATAAAGATTTTTAACCAAAATTACAATACAAGATTTTCTTTGCACCGATTAGTTGCTTGCACTTTTGTTGAGTGTTTTGATAAAAAAACATATAATTTTGTAGATCATATAGACGGGAACAAAATAAACAACCATTATTTAAATTTAAGGTGGGTAACAAATTCTCAAAATCAATTAGCTAGATATACCAATATTAATCAATTAGACATATTATGAAAATAGAAATAGATAAAATTAAACCAAATCTTGAAAACCCTAGAGTAATAAAGGACTATAAATATAAAAAATTACTAGACTCTATTAAAAGTTTTCCTGAAATGCTAGAAAAAAGACCGATAGTAGTTGACGAAGATATGGTAGTTCTTGGAGGCAATATGAGATTAAGAGCTTGTGCTCAAGCAGGATTAAAAGAGGTGGATATATTAATAGCAAAAGGTTGGACTGAGAAACAAAAACAAGAATTTATAATAAAAGACAATTCAAATTTTGGGGAGTGGGATTGGGATGTTTTAGCAAATCAATGGGACACGGATAAATTAAAAGATTGGGGTTTGGATATTCCGAAATGGGAAGACGCCGAAGAAATTGAATCCGAAATAGAAGACACCGGAGAGTATAGTTTTCCTGATGAAGGGCTAGAACCTTCTCATACTAGAATGATTCAGTTGTATTTAAATGTTGATACAGAGCCTGAATTTAAAAAAATGGAGTTAGCTCTTAGAAAAAAACTTGGAGCTGATAACGCAACAGATACTGTTTTTCAAGTAATTAAAAATGAATATGAAAAGCTCAATTGAGATAATAAAATTAAAGCCTGTTTTAAATGACGAAAAAGTCAACAAATTAAAAGGCGCTTTATTAAGTGAAAAAGATTATAATACTTTAGTGACTTATGACGCAGACGTATATTGTAAAGAGACAGGAAAAACAATAGCTAAATTTAGAAAAAAAGTTATTCCTAGTAATATTTGTAGAGACGCTTATGAAAATTTAAAAGGAGCTTCTAGACATTCTAACAATAGAGCAATAAGCTCAGGCGAAAAAGAAAACGGAACTTTTGGAAAAAATCCGATTAAAAAAGACGGAACGCAATCCAGTAACAGAAAACTTTTAACGGAAGTAAACAGCGGTATTATAGGTTATTTTGATAAAAGTCCTAGAACTCCCTATTGTAGACAAACTTCTTTTAATGAAAAGGAATTTAGTAAATTTAAAAAAGCATATCCGATAATTAAATTTGTAGATAAAGCTTATTCAAAATTAATGCCTCAAGAATATAAACTTCAAAGAACCGAAGCTGATAAAACAGCGCAAGATTTTGTTATTACTAATACTGCTTTTACTACTGTAACAGTAAATAAAAATTGGCAAACCGCTGTTCATACTGACTCTGGAGACTTCGAGAAAGGTTTTGGAAATTTAGTTGCTCTTAGAAAAGGAAGGTATGTTGGTGGATATTTTGTTGTTCCAAAATGGGGAGTTGCTTTTGATTTACAAGTTTCTGATCTTTTACTAGTAGACGTTCATCAATGGCACGGAAACACTCCTATTGAATTAATAGACAAAGACGCTAAAAGAATCAGTTTAGTTATGTACTACAGAAAAAATATGATCAACTGCGGGTCTGCTAAAGAAGAAAACGAAAAAGTAAAGAGAAGAAAACCCGGAGACAAATTTAATGAATAAATATAATTTTTATGATTTTTCTAAAGAGCTACTTTTAACGGGTGACATAGATCCGGATTACATATTTTTAAGAGAAAAAAGCAAAGAACTGGGTTTTAATAAAAAACAAATATTTAACTGGATACTACATAAATTAGTTATCTACGACAGTCACTCAGAGTTACAAGTTATTTCTAAGATGAAACCAATCGACCAAGTCAAGTTCGGAAACGAAAGACGAAAAAGTAAACACAACGCAAAAGAATATCTAAATAATATACAAAGAGCTTTTATGGGAGTTAACGTAGAGAAGTTTTTTTTAGAAAACGGTAACAAAATATTCAATAGAATTAAAACAATAAAAGGATTTGGACCTTGGGCGGCTTGGAAATTTATGGATTTGATTGATTGTTGTTACGGAGTAGATGTAGATTTTGAATCTTTAGATTTCAGAAAAGCATATACATTTCCTTTAAAAGGACTTCTTTTAGTTAACGATATGCCGGAAAATTTAAAAATACTTACAGATACGAATATCTATAATAAATTATTAAAAAACGCTTATTCTATTTTAAAAGACTTAAAAAACATAGACTCTCCTCATAACAACGGAAAAGGTTTAAGATTAAACGAGTTGGAAACTTTACTTTGCAAGTATCATTCCCACGTTCATAATAAGTATAAACCCGGTCAAGATCTAATTCATTTAAATAATAGAGCTAAAGAATGTATATTGTAAAATGATTATAGCAATAGGAGGAGAACCCGCTTCAGGAAAAACAACTCTATTAAAAGATATAATTAAAAACTATAAACCTTTAAGCACTTTTAAGTTTAAATTAGTTAGAGGACTATACAATAAAAAAAATAATATATATTTTATAGGCATTTATGATAATTCAATCTTCTCAGGCACAGACAAACTTTCAATGGCTGTTCAACCTGATTTTTTTAAATTTTTAGATAAAGTTAAAAATTCGTTGGTTATCTTTGAAGGAGACAGATTATTCAATCAAAGTCTGTTTAATAAATATAAATGTAAAATAGTTGTTTTAAAAGCCGATAATAAAACTTTGGAAGGTAGACACATATTAAGATCAGATAATCAAACAGAAGTGTTTAAAAAGGCTAAGAAAACAAAGATTGTAAACATAATAGAAAAGAACAACGTTATATTATATAACAATAACACGGATGAAGAATACAAACGGCTTAAATTAGAGATCATTAATTTGATACAAAAATAGACAAAAATGGACACAAAATTAACAAAAAAGGCTTTTATTGAAACTTACGAAAAGAGTTTCGGGAACGTTACTCGAAGTTGTAGAGCGGTAAACATATCAAGACAAACATATTATAACTGGAAAAAAAACGATAAAGATTTTAAAAATACTTTAGATTGTATTGAACCTGAAAATATATTCATTGATTTTGCAGAGAGTAAATTAGTAGATAAAATAAATACAGGATGTACGGCTTCTATTATTTTTGCATTAAAAACAAAAGGTAAAAAAAGAGGATACGTGGAAAGACAAGAAATAACAGGAGCAGAAGGATTGCCAACTAATGTAACAGTTGAGATTATCAGGAATGAGAATAAAGACTAATGATGTTTACGGGCATTTAGTAGATAGTAAAAAGAAAATTATTATTGAACAGGGCGGAACAAGATCAGGTAAAACTTATAATATTTTGCTTTGGATCATATTTAGTTATTGTACTAATAAAAGAAATAAAACTATAACAATATGTAGAAAGACCTTTCCTAGTCTTAGAGCCTCAGTGATGAGAGACTTTATAGATATTCTAAAAAAGCATAAAATGTATGCAGAGGAGGCTCATAATAAGTCCTCAAGCGAATATCAATTGTATGGAAATTTAATTGAATTTATAAGCTTGGATCAACCTCAAAAAGTAAGAGGAAGAAAAAGAGATTTGTTATTTATAAATGAAGCAAACGAATTGTATTGGGAAGATTGGCAACAGTTAATATTTAGAACGCAAGAAAAAATAATAATTGACTACAACCCTTCAGACGAATATCATTGGATATATGATAAAGTAATACCAAGAAATGATGCCGATTTTTTTCAAACTAATTATTTAGACAACCCTTTTTTAGAAGATACGATCAAAGAAGAGATTGAAAGACTAAGAGACACAGACGAACAATATTGGCAAATCTACGGACTAGGAATAAAAGGAGTAACGAAAGCAACCATTTTTAGATATATTGAAACTAATACAATTCCTGAAAACGCAAACTTTTTATCTTACGGTATGGATTTTGGATACACTAACGATCCTACAACTTTAATCGGTATTTGGACTGAAGGCTATAATCTGTATTGTAAGGAGTTTTTATATAGAACATTAATGACCACTACAGATATACATAATTTTTTAAAAACGTTAAATATAAATAGAGAAATGATTTGGGCGGATTCAGCAGAAGTAAGACTTGTTGATGAATTGAGAAGAATGGGTTGGAATATTAGACCAAGCATAAAAGGTAAAGACTCTGTGAATGCAGGAATAGATTTATTAAAAAGATATAAAATACATATTACTAACGATAGTTCAAACGCTATTCAAGAATTTAGAAACTATAAATGGAAAGAAGATAAATCAGGCAGAACTATTAATATACCGATTGATAAACATAACCATTTAATTGACGCTTTAAGATATGGAACTTACAGTATTTTATCAAAACCAAACTTCGGAAAATATGCAATAAATTAAAATACGTTTTGAGATATCAACTTTTTTTAATATCTTTATAGTATAAGAAAAGAGAATTAATAACTTTGAGCCATATATTCGATTTATTCATTTTTGTAAAGGAACTATGATTCTCCTCTTTTTTATAAAAAGCTGAAACTAAATAAAACTAACTATGAAAAAATTAAAAAAATTTTATCCACTTAAATTTAAAACGTCTTATTTTAAACAGTACGAGGCTCAAGAAAGCCAAAATCTTAAGTATGTAATTTATACAACTGTTAATAACGACAAAGAAGAAAATAGTTTTTTTGAAGATCTATGTCACGAATCTAACCTTAAAATTGAAACAATCTCTGTATGTTAAATTACAGCTCTCCCTTTCTTATAATTAATTAAACAAAACTATGGAAACACTAAAAGAACTATTCAGTAAACAAAATAGATCAACCTCAATCAAACTAATAACCTACCCTTTAATATGGTTTGTTATATTTTATGTAACTATCTACTCAATTGCTTGGTTAGATTATAACGTTTTTTACTAATGGGATACGAAAGACATAATGGCTGGACTAACTACGAGACTTGGAGAGTTAACTTAGAGATCTTTGGAGATCATTATGAAGACTTTTTAGAATATGATAAAGACTCCTTAAAAGAATACGTCCAGGAATTAATTGAGCAGGATTGTGAGAATAATTTGGCAATATCTTATGCAACAGCTTTTTTAGATAATGTTAATTATTATGAGATATTAGAACATATCGAAGATTATAAAAATGAAAATAAATGTCCTGAATGTGACGCTGAAGTTGATGGCGGAGGGACTTGTTCAAAAGAATGTGAAGAAGCGCAGATGATATAAATTTTTTATTTAGTTTTATTTGGTTAAATTAGGGCGGTCAATTAGATTGCCCTTTTTTTATAAATACAACTAAAATCTCGTTATATAATTATGGAAGCACCAATACTTGTACCAGACTCACTAGACGAAATAACATTAGAACAATATCAAACTTTTGAGAAATTAAACACAAAAGAAAATCAAGGTACTATTTTTTTAATGCAAAAAATGATGGAGATCTTCTGTGGAGTTAAATTTGAATTAACTTTGAATATTGCTCATAAAGATGTTGTTAGAATAGCAGAGCATTTATATAAATTATTAAACAAAAAGCAAAAGTTAAAAGAGGTGTTTATTTTAGGCAGAACTGAGTTTGGTTTTATTCCTAAATTAGATGATATTACTCTTGGAGAATATATTGATTTAGATAATTATCTCGGAGACTGGTCAAATATGCATAGTGCTTTATCTGTTCTTTATAGACCAATTACAAAAAGAAAAGATGAAAGATATTTGATTGAAAAATATGACGGAACTAAATACAGCGAAGTAATGAAACAAGCTCCATTATCAGTTGCAATTGGTTCTATGGTTTTTTTTTACAATTTAAGGAGCGAATTATTAAAACATACTCTGACTTATTTGAAGAAAGAATTGGGGACGAACTTAACCTTGGAGCAAATGAAAATTTTGGAACAAAGTGGGGATGGTATCAAAGCGTCTTTGGACTCGCTCTCGGAGATATTACAAGATTTAAACATATCACAAGCTTAAAAGCAACTGAATGTTTTATGATGTTAGCGTTTATGAAGGAAAAAAATCAATTAGAAACAGACCAAATTAAAAATAGAAATAAAGTATAAATGGCGCAGCAAGGAACTAGAAGTTTTTATCAAATAACGAACGAATTAAAGACTAAATTATTAGCAGACCCAAATGTCAACACGGTTACTTTTGGAGATATTTCAGACATTGATTTAAATAAACAAACAATATATCCTTTAGCGCATATAATGATTAACGGGGTTTCTTTTCCTGATAAATTAATGAATTTTAATGTAAGCGTTATTACAATGGATGTAGTTGACGTTTCTAAAGACGAGATTGTTGATATATTTACAGGTAATGATAACTCTCAAGATGTAATTAATACTCAATTAGAAGTGCAAAATAGACTTTTAATGGATTTAAAACGAGGAGACTTGTACGACTCTAATTATCAATTGTCCGGAGAACCAAATTGCGAAATGTTTACTGATAGATTTGAGAATGAAGTCGCGGGTTGGGTGTCTACTTTTAATGTTCAAATTATTAACGATATAGATATTGACGGAATATAATGGATTTAAAACAGGTTGAAAAAGAATTAAATAAATTTGCAAAATATGTTATTCAGCAATCAAGAAGCAGGTTAACTAGATTCAAAAAAAACAGCAGTAAATCCTTGTATGATAGTATAACTTTTTATCCAAAAGAAAAAACACTTCCAACTTTGTCGTTTGAGTTTGAAGATTATGGAATGTTTCAAGATAAAGGAGTTAGAGGAGCTGGAGGAGTTAGAAAAACAACAAGCGTTTTTAATCCTCGAAATAATAAAGGTAAAATGTGGAAACAAAAAGGAGGCAATAGTCCTTTCAGTTTTAAAGAAGGGAAAAAGCCTTCAGTGAAACATTTTAAAGATTGGGCAAAAACAAAAGGTTTAAATGCTTTTGCTGTTAGAGAGGCGGTATATAGACAAGGAATAAAACCAAGCTTATTTTTTACCGTTCCCTTTCAAAGAGCTTTTAAAAATCTTCCTCCTGAAATAGCGAAAGCGTTTGGGGAAGATCTTGGAGGCTTGTTTAACGATATGAATAAATAATTATGACTAAAATAAACGCTAGAAGTCCATTTTATGTTTCTTTTTCTGAGCCGGTTCAAGACTTAAAAACGTTTGATTGCGGAGTAGCTAAAGGAAACAACTTTTCACTATCAGTAGCTCAAGACGGAGAAGTGGTTTTTAGTGAGTTGGCTTTCGGAACGATTGAAAAAATTTCAAGTACTGCCGCTGATTTTACCAATAATAAATTTGATACTGTATCTGTAAACACAGCTAGAACCGTGACTCTAAGAATAGCTATTCCAACCGGATTCGCAAACAGTTCTGACGCATTTTTTTTATGTGATGTTGACGCTGTTCAACCTCTTTTTAATTCCGGTACAAGTTGTACAGTTAACACGACCTTAAACGGAAGCATATCAGATCAAACTTTAACAACTGCGGGCGGCACTTCTAGTTCTTTAAATCTTTCAACTAAATTTACTGAAGGAAACTATCCAATTCTTGGGTATCGTGTTTTTAATAGCACTCCCCAATTTATTTCAGTTTCTCAAGTTAGTGCTACGGGAGGAAAAACCCAAAGCATTCAGTTTACAGCTCAAGATAATTGCGGAGAAGCTATTGTTCATATTTATGCTTTAGATCAATTAACGACATTTGACGGTTCTGGATCTTGTACAGCGCATCAACAGGCTAAAATAACTGTAAATGGATGTAGTTCTAATTATGATTGTACTAATACAAACGGGAAAGGTGGTGGCGTAGCTTCAGACGGTACGATCACTTTAGTAACCGTTAACACTTCTATTCCTGCTACTGGATCAGTATCAGTAAATGCAGATGGATCTAATCCTATTGCTGGCGGTCAACCTTTTACCGCGCCTCTGGGAGCAAACACAACCGGAAGCGTTAGAAACGTTTCATTGTATTTTAAAATACTTATTCCGAGCGGATACGCAAACACAGGAAACGGATCCCAATATATTTGGTGTCAAAAAACTTTTGTACAACAATCTCAAGGAAGCGGAACAACTACATTGCCAGCTTTTACTTACGCAACATCGAATCATTTCGGTTATCAAATTACTTCAAAAGGTTCAATTATACAAGGCGAAGTTCAAAAAGGAACTATTAAATCATATGCGCCTATAACATTTGATCAAGTTTTAACTGATACTGCAAAAACTGTAAATTTTACAATTACAAGTCCAAATGAATCTACCGTTTACAGCAATCCTAATACAGACATCACAGAAGCCGTAACTATAACAATGCCGGCTTACACTCCTGTTTGCGGATCTTTTACGGCGTACATTACAGGACCGTTTGAAGGCGGCACAGATCCTTTAATAATAATGGATTCAACAAAAACATATTCAGCAACTCAAAGTATCAGTATGAATGTTAGTTTTGCTAATTTAACTTTAGGCGTTAGGACTTGTTTTAATGGGAGCGCATTTAGAGGAAAAGGCTTTTGGTACGGTGTTCGATCTTTTTCCGCTGCTGTTGGCGCAGGTCAAGGAGCAGGAACTACAACAATGCTTTATATTGATGAATACGGAATTGTTCAAAGTATAGCGGATTGGAACGCTGATGAAGGCAACGGAGGAGTAGGAGGAGAAAAATAATAAATAAAAAATGGCACTAAAGAGAATAGAATTACAATTATGGATTTACACAGGAACAACGACCAACGCTCCTAGTGATCCAACATACTCTATAAGTAAGGAAAAAATACAAGGACAAGATAGAATAAATTTCGAAATATCTGAATTGGCTAGAGATTATATCACTCATAATTTTAATAATGATTACTTGTCTTCTTGCGTTTGGGTCAAGGCGTTTGTTCAAAAATTCGATGAAAATGATGAGTCGTATTCTTTTGATAATTACGAAACTATATTTTATGAAGCAATTGACGGATATAGTTATTTTCAAGAAGGAGCAAGCGCAGAACTTTCTACTGATTGCTTGTTGAGCGCAAGTAATATTTATTTGCCAGAAAATACTTCAGGAACAATTCCGATTTGGTCGTCTGGTGTTGGAAAATTTATAATAGACGGAGTAACAACTCAAGTAACAGATAATGGAAATACGAATCAAAAAATACAATACATAACAGTTCCTGCAAACTCTTCTTCAGTAACTATTTATGGAACAGACGACTCTACATTAAAAAAGACTATTACAGTTACAAATATATGTGAGCCAAAATTTACATCATATAAAGTTACTTTTGTTAATCGTTACGGAGCTTATCAAGATTTATATTTTTATAAAAAAAGTGTAGAAAGTTTAAATGTAACTGACGAAAATTATAGAAGTAATATTATACAAAACTCAAGCGCTAGTTATAACATATATGATCCTCAAAATCAAAGATATAATGTTAAAGCAGAAACGAGTTTAAAATTAAATACTGGATTTTTAATTGAAGATATGAACACCTCAGTAGAGGAAATGTATATGAGTGAAAATGTATGGATTAGATATAACAATCAAACTTTACCGATTAATCCAACAAGCAAATCTTTAACAAAAAAAACAGTATTAAACGATAGAATGATTGATTACACCGTTGATTTTAAATTTTCTTTTAACAAGATAAATGATGTTAGATAATGTTACAACTCCAACTATTAATAAAAACGCCTGTAACCGTTATTCAAGGCGATGAAGTAACAGCAGACTCAACTTTGTACTTTGCTGATAACGGAACTTCTATGAATCTTCTTAATGGAGCAAATGAAACAGTCAGCAGAGACGATTATCAAAGAGTTGAAATGTTTAAAGACGAATCAATTAGCTTGACTCAAACGATTCAAGACATTAAAGATATATCTAAAATTTTTACAGACTTCTCTCAAACTTTTTCTGTTCCAGCTTCAAAAAATAATAACGTAATATTTAAACATTTTTACAATTATTATATAGACGGATTTGACGCTAGAGATAAAAAGGATGCGAAGCTAGAAGTCAATTACAAGCCTTTTAAAGGAGGTAAAATAAAACTTGAAGGAGCAACACTAAAAAATAATAAGCCTCACACTTACAAGCTTACATTCTACGGTAATACTGTTAGCTTAAAAGATTTGTTTGGAAATATGAAACTAAAAGGATTGTCATATTTTATAAAATCTGATTTTAGTTATTCAGGAGCTAATGTAAAAAGCTACGCAACCGACACCCAAGACGTTTTTGTATCAGGAGTGAGATGGAAAGACGCAATGGTATTCCCTTTAATTACTCATACGCATAGATTATATTATGACAGTAATACAGACGGAGCAAACGCTGATAACTTAGCTAATTTATTTTGGAAATCTAACGGTAACACGGCGCAAGGATTAGAGTATAAACAATTAAAACCTGCAATAAAATTAATAATGCTTTTTAGAGCAATTGAACATCAGTTTCCCGAAATTGTTTTTGGAGACGATTTTATCAGTAAAGATAATGAGCAATTTTATAATTTGTTTATGTGGCTTAATATAAAAGAAGGCAACTTAATTCAAAACTCTCAACCGATTTATACATATATTCAACCTTTTACAGACGTTTGGAGAAGTAATAAAGCTTATTCCAAAGCAGATGAATTTTGTGATTTAACAGCTTCCGGCACGTTTACTATTTTACAAGGAAGAAAAACTAAATTT